ACACTCAGATTGCCGCCATGGTCTGCGGCTACGGCGATTCCGTCAGTTATGAAACACTGGTCAAAAAAATCTGTGACGTTGAGCTCGACAAATCATCCCGTCTGTCCAACTGGTCTATCCGACCGCTCGATAAAAGCCAGCTCTGCTATGCTCTGAGCGATGTCACCCACCTGGTAAACGTTTATCAGGCTCTGCGCGAACAATTAAAACAGAACGGACGCATCCACTGGCTGGATGAAGAAGCGGAAATCCTGAAAAATCCGGAAACCTATACCGTTAACCCTCAGGACGCCTGGCAAAAAATCAAACACCGCTCCCATAATCCCAAAATGCTGACCGTTCTGAAAGAACTGGCAGCCTGGCGCGAAAGCCGGGCCCAACGCAAAGATACCCCGCGGCAAAACGTCATTAAAGACGACCTTCTGCTCAACATTGCCGCACTCTGCCCGACCTCAATAGAAGAGCTGGAACAAATACGCAACATGCGCAAAGAAGTCGCAACCGGAAAACTCGGAAACGAAATAATCGAAGTCCTCAATGCC